CACACTACATATAAGAAACCACCTCATTAGGTTATGGAGGATGATTCAATCATTTTCCCGCGCTTTTTGCGTCTGAAATCATCGATTTCGATCGCAATCATGATAGCATTGCATGATTATTTCAAAACGAGACTTGATGACTAATGACTTAATTATGACTAGGTTAATATAACTACCTTCAAAGGTAGTCTACCTACTAAGGTACTTTTCGAAAAACGTGCTTCGACCAAAGAAACAGGTGTGTGTCTCTTTCTTTTCTATCTCTCTTCAAACTTAACCTTTTTTCTTGCTGTTTGTTTTAGAAAAACACCCTTGTTTTTCTGTACATCTCTGTCAAAGAAATTTTCATTTTCGGTAAGAATTGAGAGAGTATGACTTTTTTCTGCATGTTTGTTTACTTTTAGGGTGGAAACACACATATGTTTTTTCATGTATCTTTCTTCATACTTACCCTTTTTTCTTTGCTATTTGTTTAAGATTGCCATCAGTGTTGTTCTGCTCTTCCCTGTCGAAGAAATTTTCATTTTCGGTAAGATTTGAGAGAGTATGACTTTTTTCTTTTTTTCATATCGACCAAACACAACACACATTTTTTAATATCTTACCCCAAAGTGCTCAACTTTTTTTCTGGTTTGTTTTAGCTTCTTCCTTGTGACTTTCTACATCATCCCATCTGCTTTTCATCGATTTCTGGTATGTTTGAGGCGGTCTTTGTACACTTTTTGCATTTTCGATTTTTGCACGTATTATATTTGACTTAATAATGGGGTCGACTTAATTATAAAGTAATTAATATTCTTTTTAAAAAGAACTATGGAAGACGAGGTTACTTTTGTTCAATTTAATGAGGATCGTGAGCATATTGCTCGCGCAAACAACCTTCGCTATGCTTTATTATGGAGACGAACTATTCAAGCATATCTGGATAGTGGACGGGTTCTTCTTCCCTGTCCTCTTCCTAACATTACTGTTGCTCGTCTTATTCGTAAGACTGCAAACGCGTTTGTTGCTCAACGTCCTCTTGGTGATGACAATCTTTTTACTGACGACGAAGAGCTGATATATGCGATTACTTCTGTTCTTCGTACTGTTGCTCAAAGACTGATAGAGGAACAAACATTTAGTGAGAACAATGAGGAAGATGAGGAGGAAAATACCTAATAGTGATAGTATATACATGTTCTAACGTGTAATTTTTTAAAGTAAAAAAATATTGAAGAAAAAATGAACATTGTTGTAAAACCTGTCCTAATAATGTACTCATTTTCTTGACAGTAAAAAATGGCTGATCGTGGACGCAGTATGAAGCGCGTTGGTGGCGCGTTGCGGTCGGGAAGCTCTGGTAGAGATAGCTCAGCCGAGAGCCGTCGAGCCCGTGACGACCAAAGACGACTTGAGGAAGCTGTGGCTCAAAGCCTTCATGATACTGCAGCTGTTGGAGCGTTTACTATGTCTACTGTTGCTCTAGCTGCTGAGGCGGAGGAGCGTTTTCCTCATATGACGATGCAACATATTGCAGAAATATATCCTGGTATGTCATCTCGAGATCGACGTCAAGCGGTTCGAGAAGCAAGAGCTATTACTGATGCGGCTCGTCGTGAATTTATGGATGCTAGACTCGCTGCAATTTCGACGGCTGGACCTGGTCATCATGGTGATGATGGTCCATATGGTGATGATGGTCCACATGGTGATGATGGTCCATATGGTGATGACGGTCCACATGGTGATGATGGTCCTGCGGAAGAACTTGATGTTGCTGATACTGTTGCAATGGAACATCTGCGAGACGAGCTTGTAGCTGAGGCGGAATATCGTCGAATAATTCCTGTGGGAACAGATCTCCCATTGGCTCAGACACCGTCATTGATTGCAGAGCAAGACGAACTGCTGGCATTGCAAACTCCTCCGTCTGGTGTTGCATGGAAGTGCAATAGTCTTCGCCATGTGTCTACTGTTGGGGATCATCTTCCATTAACACTTGAACTTCAAACTGCAATGAGAGATACTCATGCTCTTCATGGAGCGGCTCGAACAGCAGCGAGAGCTGCTGTTTTAGCACAAATGGGACATCAAACTCGTATGGCTCTTGTTCACACGCGAGCCTCTATTCTTACACACGAAGGTCTTGATCTTCGAGTTCCTGGTGCAATTACACATGCTGTGGTGATGAGTTCTCAGTCACCAGCCCATAGGGTGCGATCTGAGAATGTTCGAAGAGAATTAGAGGAGCGCCTTCGAGCTATATGGGCTGATCCTGATGAGGTTACGGATCAACTTTCCGCTATTTTAGCAACACGAATTGTAACATTTGCTACAATCTTACCACCAGCCTTTCATACTCAACACTATGATGCTCTTCGTGATCTGGCCGAGTTGACGCCAGCTGAGATGACTGGTGTTCGCAATGTTGCAAATCATGTACTAGGCATGTTCCCGCGCCCTCCTGTTCCTCCAGCAACAACGCTCACTGCGGATGACATTTACTCTCACTTTCATCGGATTAGTACAAATGGAGGGGCTTTATTTGAATATGGAGGACTGTATATTCCTGGTGATTTCAATACTGAGGACGTGGATGTTGTCATGCTTGGTGCGGCAACAGCTAACTTGCTTCGTGGTGAAGAGGCAATATTGGCAATCATGAATGACCATTATCACGATACTGGCGAGGGCGTGGAACTTGGTCCGTCAGACTTTGCGACGAGTGCAGCGTTGACATTTACTGCAATAAGAGCTCTGTTTCAGGGCGATCTTATGATGCGAATGGTGAAACATATGCTACATGAAGAGGGCGGATCTATCAAGATTTGTCCAGAAATATTGGTTCGTCTTGTAAAGGCTGGGACTGGGCCTGCTTTTGTGGGTGAGGCGGTTGTGGTGGGTCTTACTTGGACATTTCAGGAGTCTGATGATGACTTGGTCTTGCGAGATAAAATTTCTGAGATGATTGCTGCTCTTGTGGCTCTTGTATTTGATCGAAATTCAAAGAAGAGCGGGATGGAAATACAAAGCATATCATCTATTCGTTTCTCTGGTGCAAAAATATCAAGACTTACTCGCGGTGGGACATATTTTGAACTTCCCAAGGCCTTAGCATCTCGAACCGCTGTGCAAAACATATACTCGGATGATAACTTGTGTGCTCAATATGCTGTTGCATTGGCTATCTACATGCTTGATCATGCAACGAAACCCCCAGGTGGTGATCTTTCTTCCTGTTCAGCATATAAGTTTATTATCAAGGGTTTGAAGTGGACGGATATAACCTTTCCAATGGAACCTCAACAATGGTCGCGGTTTGAACGACTCAACCCAAAGTATGGAGTGTTCTTATATGAATGGGATGCTGATCGAGAGCGTGTTATTGCGAACCGTATTCCCTCGAATCGAGAAAAGTGCACCCATTTCCTTAAGCTCTTGCTAGTGTCAAGTAAGGACAAGGAGGGAAACGATATTTGGCATTATGTTACTATAACTTCGATGGCGCGGTTGTTTAGCTCTCGGACTATGAGAGTGGCCAACGGAGGACTGATATGTCCAATTTGTATCAACAATGTGAAACAAGATGACTTTGATGATCACTTTCGGATGTGTAAGGAAGTATGTGATACTGCCATGGTTTATCCTCAACCTGGAACGACGATACAATATGACAAATTTTTGTGTGAGAACTACTCCATTTTCAACATTATGGCTGATACGGAGTGCATTGTTGAAAAAGTTCTTGACACCGAAGAGCGAGTATTTGAGCTTCAAAGCAGTGATGCTGCTGTGTCCGGGTCAATATGTACCAGTGAGCACAAGCCTGTGGCATTTGGAGTGCATGTAATGAATATGATGCCAATGTCGATAAGCAACGATATTGTGGAGAGTTTGTGTCCGACAAGACTTCTGGTTGGTGGAGAACCGACTAAACTGACGGAACAGTTTATTGATTTGGTTGTCGGTTATGGTGAAACGTTGCGTGAATTGGCGGCTCCAAAACCGTCAAATCGACACCCAATGTACATGATTAATCTTGCTACTGATTTTGCATTGGCCCCGGACGAAAAGTGTTGTGTCTGCGGATACAGTATTCGAGGAGTTTCTAAACTACCATGGGCCCATAAAGACCCTGAGAATATTATTGGCAATATTGTGAATCTTGTGAATCACTATACTGGAGAGTATAAAGGACACTGTCATGCCTTTTGCTCTAAGAAAGTGTACAGTGATATTGCAAAACCGAAAATTGTGGTATGGTTTCATAACGGCAGTGGATATGACTTGAAAATTATTGTGTCAAATCTCGGAGCAACAAAGTGGGCTGACCAGTTAAAGAACACCTATATTCTTGCAAAGTCGTCGGAACGATGGACTCGATTTGATTTGGCTGGGATTCAATTTAAAGATACAATGTCTCATCTACCTCAGTCTCTTTCAAACCTTGTGGACCGTATTGCACGCAATGAAACAGAGGTGGATAATAACTGTACAATATTAAAGACGGTTATTTGCAAACATTACGCTCATATTGCCGGCATAGACATTAAGTGGAAACTTTTGGCTCGCAAAGGTGTTTTTCCTTATAAATATTTGGATTCTTATTCAAAACTTGTGAGTGTTGGTCTTCCATCCAAGGACGATTTTCATAGCGATCTTGGTGTTGGAAGTGATATTTCAACAGCTGACTATGACTTTGCCTGTGAGGTGTTTTCAATATTTCAATGCCAAACTTTGCAAGATTATATGGAGCTTTATCTCCTAACTGACATATGTCTTCTTGGTGATGTTTGGTTCCAATATCGGCGTTTTGTCATGCAACACTATAATCTTGATCCTGCTCGTTTTGAGAGTTTGCCTGCTGTAGCATTTGCATCTGCCCTGCGACTGTCGAATACAAAGGTGGAACTTATATCTGATCCTGATATGGCAATGTTTATTCAACGATCAGTTAGAGGCGGCGTTAGCTATGCTGTAAGACCTCATGCAGTGGCTAATAACAGTGAGACACGACGTCTTGGTGGAGATACGTCTGGTATCAAGCATGATACCGATACCCACATTCTTTATTTTGACGCAAACAGTTTATATGGAGGATGTATGCGTGAATTTTTGCCGACTGGCAATTTTGAATGGGTTGACAAATCTAACTGGACAGTGGAGATTGTTACGGAGAAAATTCTTCCCATTGTGCGCGACAACTTGTCAAGTAATTTTAACTTCTTTATTGAAGTGGATCTATCATATCCGAAACAACTTCATGATTTATTCAACGATTTACCTCCTGCTCCTGACGCTGCTGTTACGAACAAGGATCACTTGAGTCATCAACAAAGAACATCAAATGGGGAGGATGCCTCTTATGGAATGAAAAAGCTGCTCCCAAGTCTTTTGAGTAAAAAAAGATATGTGGCTTATGGAACAACTTTGGCGTTATGGGTTGATTGTGGAGTAGTTATTGACAAGGTGCATCGTGTGCTGCAATTTGATCAAAGTCCATGGATGCGTCCTTTTATTGACACAAATATTCGTCTTCGAAAGGAGGCTCGTAGCAATGGGGACGAATTTGGTGTTGATATGGCAAAGCTTATGGGCAATAGTGCATATGGGAAGACGATTCAAGATCCTCGCCGAGAGACTAGTCTCACTTTGATGCACACTGATAAGAGTGATGATGAGGCCAAGCGAGATCATATTCAACGTCAGATTGGAAAGAACAATTGGAAGCGTGGTGTATCTATTGGTCATGGACTGTGGGTTATTGAAAAGGCTAAACGTCAAGTTACTATGGACAAACCCTCCCATGTTGGTGCTGTTATTCTGGAGATATCAAAGTACGTAATGTACCGTTTTTGGTATATGGTGCTAAAGAAACATTTTGGAGACAGAATATCACTGCTGTATATGGATACTGACTCTTTTATGATGCAAGTGACATCGAGAGATGCTTATGCAGAGCTAGCTCTGATAGAGCGCACTGCAAATGGAGGTACTCCTGTGTCAACGCCAGGAGACGGATTTTTCGATTGGTCATCAATGGATCGTCGCATTGATTTTGACCAGCCTGAGTACGGCAGTCAAGTCAACCAACTAGTGCAATACAAATTTAAGAACGAACTTGGTAGCAAAGGTGTGATTGTGGAGGCAATATTTGTGCGATCAAAACTATATCAATTCAAAATGATGGACAGAGCAACTGGCAAGGAGATTGTTAAATGTCTTGCGAAAGGAGTACCCAAACCATGCAGGACTTCTTTGAACTACAACTTATGTCTTGTCTCCAAAGGATCACAGTCTTGTGTTGCAACACTCATTCGTTCTTTCCACATGAAAGTAACAACTGGACTCTATCGCAAAAAAGCCTTACCTGAGAGTGTGTTATCAAATGATAAGCGGTATTTATTTTCAGAGAATTTAGATAGCACATCTCCTGTGTATATTTCATATGCTATAGGTCATTGGCGAACTACTACACTTGAATGACAAAAGAGAGAATATTTAATATTATTTGTACTCCTGATACTAGCATAATGCGCAATAAAGTTTCATTGTTTTCTTTGGCACTCAAAATTAAGAGTATATCAATCATCAAACACGATAACCAGAACATAATGGTCAGTACTTGAAAATACTGAATAAATATCATATGTCTTCGTTGTCAAAGGAAAATAAAGGAGACACCACACAGAGAACAGCGTGCTCACGAAATTTGGAATCCATAGAGAGAAGTTTTGCTCTAACTGGAGTCATTGCAGTAGGATTTACACACGCAATAACTATACGCTTAACACCTGGAAGATAGGTAGCGAAAGCTATATTTTTTTGAACGAAGTCGACATCGACCGGCTCCTCAGATCGAATAAGATCTGATACTTTTTGTTGAATGGACTTCAGATTCATGAGTTGATTAATCGAATCACTGATTGCAGTCTCTCGTACATTGATTGCAGTCTCAGTGCCATCACGGTCAGGAGAATTACGCCCCCCAACATCATCCACAGAAAGAGTAGCAAAAGTCTTTGAACCGTATCCAGAATCGCCATCATCCAAGGAAAACCCAGGTTCATCAGTAACAACATCATTATCCGAAATACTCCTCGAAACCCTAGCTTGACTAGTATCAAGGGTATCGGTTGAAACGATTTTGGACTCTCCGCTTCCCTCGCAGATGTTGATGTTTGACTCATCACTCATTTGAGTAAGAAAAATGAAGACTTTCTTTTTTTACTTCAATATAAAATATTTGCACGAGTCAAAACTATCTTGAGGGTCCATCCTTCTCCAGGAGGAATCATAAGAGGAAGAATACTACCATCCTTATAGCGGACTGAAAACTTACAGTCAAAACTTGATAACACGCCTTGACCTATGAAGCTAGATTTGCGATAAAAAGACGGTTCATAAATTAGAGTCTGAGATGGATTTGACACAGGATCGAGGGCCAATGTATCTGATAAAACATCTACAAGAAATGGCATGTTCGATTCAGCATCCCATTCTCCGACAATTGGAAGCGAGTGTGTCTCAACAATAATTCCGAGTGCTGATAACGGAGAGATTATTGCTCCGGTTGGCACAGAAAATCTAGCCACAGCTACATCGTATTCGTTTGGGTTAATATTGTTAAGTAGTGGAAAGTTCAATCGAACTGTTTTCTCTGCTGGTGTCTGATACTCTCCAGACGGATTGTGTCCGCTGAAGTTAAGATATATTCTTGCAGGAGATGACTGAGCTGCCATAACGAAAAAAATATTTATTTTTAAAAAAATAATATACTAAAATGACCATATATTTCTATATCTTTATTTTAACATTTCTAGAACGCGTCCTGCTCCTGTAATCGCTGGTAAGTCTTTTCGTAATGGACGAAGTTCAACCGTAAGACGTGGTGATCCATCCGGATATCCAGTTTGAGACTTTGAGACTTTCTTAAAAACTAATGAATATCCTTTTTTACGGAGACTGGATGATACAATCTTTGGATTTTGCAACCACTTGTCAGCAGTAGCATCACTAATACCGGCGGCTGTTAGTTTAGGATTTCTAACATGGCCTTTCCTTTCATGACTAAAGAATGAACGGAAATCTGACAGTGAGCCACCTGTCTGAGTAGTAACCGGCGGACCAGGATAATACGGAGGTGATGAATAGTATTGATTTTGAGCTAACTGAGCTTGTGGTACAGGATATTGTTGAACTGGCGGCGCATACTGTTGTTGTTGTTGTTGTTGATATTGTGAGGGAATACCATATTGTTGATTGTGGCCCTGAAAGCGATCGATAACTCCTTGAGGAGCATGAACTGCGTTTGCGATCCGAACCATCGAGTTGTCTGCGTTTGAAGCGAATTGTTGAGGCGATATCATAGGTCGTTTTTTCTCAAAAAGACTTGTAAAACCGTCGACAGCGCTTCCAACTAAGTTTCCAGTTAGTGATCCTACAAGACCGCCCATAGGTCCGCCGAAGGCCTCGCCAGCGAGGCCTCCGACAGCATCGAAAAGACCTCCCCCAGTCTTCATATAATCATCATCGTACTCATACCCGGCTACTCCCTCTTCATCATCATTGTCATCATCATCATCGTCATCATCGTCAACATCATATCGAGAGCCAGATCTACCATGTCCTGTGAAGTGAACTTTCCTACGAAGAGGATTATCGTTTTCAAGATCAGTTTTTGCCGCGGAAAATGATACTCCTCTTGATCCAGGATTCGTTAGTGCCATTTTCATAGTTGCAAGAGGTCGAGGAGCTGGGCCAATTGAGAATGCGCCAGACATATCACTAGAAGATATTGTTTTTGATTTAGGATACTTGACCATAGGATGTTCAAATCTTCCTGTCTCCATACGAAGTGGAATTGGAGGTACCCTAATAGAGGACTTAGATGGCATTATCTTACTAAACCCAGCACCCATTGGGTTGGCAACAATACCAAGGGGTCTTTGTTGAGAACGATGAGGATACATTCCACTGGAATACAATTGACACATGGCAAGATATTCCTGGATACCGCGAGAATCAGACGGATCCAATCGGTTTCCATATGGTCGCAACCCACTCACATTTTGAATATTTTGGTTGATTTCTGATCGAAGAATAGCCCGTTGAAGAATGGTATCTTCTTGACCGTCTTGAGCGTTGTCATTTCCAATAGAAGGCAAAGGCTTGTATTTGCTCTTGTCGACCACTGTTACCTCGTTCAGAATAGAAAGTGTATTTGTAGCCTTATCGAATAAGTCTCTAAGATTGGCAGTATTGGGGAGTGACAGTCCGATCCGTTCGTAATCACTCGGATTTAACTTTTGTTTCATTAAAAGGTCTTTCATACACTGGAAAAAGGCATAGGCTATGCTCTCTGTTAAGTAATTAATCATACGACCTTGAAAGGAGTTTTGAGTGAGGAACAGAGGCAGCAAATGTCTTTGCCAGAACAAGGTTGAATTCATGACATTTCGAAACGTATCCACTGCAAACTCCGGTTCTTCCGAACCAAATGCTAAAATTTTATTCAATATGTCCGGTGTTTCGATGAGCTGTGCTATTAGCACTTGGAGAGGCTGAACCAAATCGTTAAGTTTAGGCTGAGGAACTAGTTGGGTAGTATCAATAAAAAAGGATGTATTTGAAAGAGCTAAGTTGAACAACGACGAGCCTTGTTTAAACCCTTCAACAAATGCTGTTAGAGCAGTTGCCAGTCGTACTTCCTGAGCCTCTTGATATTCCGTTAGAGCCTTGTCGAGATTATCATCGACCATTTGCTCATCCAACAACATTCCATCTCTTGCGAACTTATTGAATATTGGCGCCAATGGAGCCACAATACTATTGTTTCCGAAATGGGACTTGGCAAGTTCTTCATTAATAGATCGAATCACATCATCTTCGGTTACATCCACGGAATATGGTTGACTTTGTTTTCCGTTAAAAAGATATGATTGCGCAACAATTCCGGTTCGTAATTGAGCATAACTACTTCCATTGTAGTTCGCTGCTGATACTTTGTCATGAAGCTCTTGATAATGAGATCTACCCATCTCCCTCCTTTCGTCGTGATCCGAAATGCTTAAGGCATTTTCCGTAGAAGCTCCAAAAGCACACTCGTAAGTTTGACGTATGGCATCATCTTGAATTGATTTGAATCTGTCTGCAAGACCATCCACTGAGTTGTCAAAGTCGCCTCCCGTGGATTTCGCTACTACATTTGCAAGACTTGTTGCCTTTTGAACAACAACTCCCATTACATCAGTGCTAGAGTCTACAGTCTCAAGACTGTTCAGTTCTTGTTCATTTAGAATCATATCCGGTGTCACGATAAGTGGCTTGAAACTCGATTCAGAGTCAAGATTGAACTGATGAAGGTTATCTAGAGCAGCCGAGAAATCATATGCAAACCCACTGCTACTGGTGTCAAAGACGTTGAGGTCACCATTATTGTTGGTATTGTTTCGAATATCGCTAACTGAAGTGGGAACCTGATACTGTGACAAGGAACCTCCAGTTAGAGCCTTATGTATGTCAAGTGCAGTGTTAGCGTAGATTGGTACAGCTTCCAAAGAGAATGGGTTTTTATGAATTTTCTGAAATGCTGTTTGAATTGATCTGACAGATGGATTTTTTTCAGATAAGGAACTAATAACGTTTTTGGTGTGTTCTGCCAGAGAGGGGATTATAGAATCAACAAGGCTTCCAGCAGAAAGATTTTTTAGAAGATGATTGTCAAAATCGTATGGTCCTCTGCTCGCAGAGGTGATTTGAGATATGAAATCTGGAGACCGAAGAACAGAGGCTCTTTTCATATTTTCTTTAATTGCCAAACCTCGACCAGTTTTTGATATCGCTCTAGAGGATCTTGGATGGACAATATGTCTTTCTGTATCAAAATCTGTCTCTGTAGTAAGAATAGATCGAGGAGCAGTAAGAGCAGAACGATGAGGAACAATATCAGGAGCTGCGCTCGCAAGCTCTTCTTCATCTTTTTCTTTCCTTTCTGGTTGTATTCTCTTCTTCTTTCTTTTAACGGGTTCAGCGCCTACTGCCTGAGCAGCTTTTTCCCGAAGATCTTCGCGAAGAAGATCTATTGCTTTTCTCGAGAATAATTTCGATTTTTCAGCTAATACGGGAGTACCAGTTTTCTTTAGAACATCCTCATTGGTTACTTTGACGGGTTTCTCTTTGAATTTTCTCTTCCTGCTATTTGATTCATTGCTTTCTTTAGGAACTCTATCGATTGCTTCTTTGTTTGCTCTGAGTGCTGCTCTGTTTGCGCTGGCTGCTTCTTTGTTTGCTCCGAATGCTCTAATGGCTGCTTCTTTATTTGAATCAACTACCCTTTCGCTTGCGTCTTTGTTTGCTTCGTATCCTCGTCGACTATCAGCTTCTAGCGCTTTGAGAGCTGGAGTTATATACTGTTTGAAAGTGGTTCCCGTGATTCTTCTTTGACCACCGACATAGATAAGATCCTGCTCAGGTATATTATATTCACGAATCACCCGATCATTTATCGTAAATTCCAAATCCGGATTGTTGTCAGCTAAGCGCATTACATCCCTCGGATCGGACCAGGGACCATCCGCGAAGTTATTCGTGTCATCGCCTTTTGTTACTAAGTGATAACCAATAATCTCCTGTGCTGCATTGTACACAGGTATGAATTGTTGTCGACCGTCATCAATCACTAGTGCTGCCAGATTTGCATTGAAGTATGCCTTAGCGGGAAGATGTCTAATGAGAGTTTCATCTGTTGTATCGGCTTCATCCGTCTGTGGGGTTTCCTCTGTTGTTTCACCTGGAAGTAGAACTGTGGTAGCACCTAAAGATCTAGCAGATCTAGCAGAACCAACTGCGCTTGCTGTATCATCTAACAGTACAGTACTAGCACCTAAAGATCTAGCAGAACCAACTGCGCTTGCTGTATCATCTAACAGTACAGTACTAGCACCTAAAGATCTAGCAGATCTAGCAGATCTAGCAGAACCAACTGCGCTTGCTGTATCATCTAACAGTACAGTACTAGCACCTAAAGATCTAGCAGATCTAGCAGATCTAGCAGAACCAACTGCGCTTGCTGTATCATCGAGTGGTACTGTGACAGCACTGAGGGGATAACCGGATCTAGTAGAACCAACTGCGCTTGCTGTATCATCGAGTAGTACTGTCTCATCATCATCTCCAATGTACATTTCCTCTTCATTACGGAGTTGAGCAACCTTCTCACCAAGACTATTAGCTTTAATAATACCAGACTGTTGAGGCGTTACAGTACTTTGTATTCTGGTAGAAGCGGGCGGCGGCATACCAGTAGCCTGAGTAGACATAGGACCGATTTCTCCTCTGTTCACAGCTGTTCCTTGTTTCGTCATTTTTACCAATTGAGAAAACGCTTTTCGCGAACCAGTCACAATCATACGTCTGCCGGCAATTTCGTTTGCTTTAGCGACTTCTTTGAGCTCGTCATATTCGTTTTTCTCAGCCAGTTCACTAATGGTAGTAAAAGCCTGCTGAAGAGACAACATATCACGTGTGAGTTGTTCAACTTTTTCTCGTTCTTTGTCAAGTTTTTGTTGAGCGTTGAGAAGATCAGTAGTTGTCTCGGCAAGTTGCTGGGCATTTCCTTCAAGACCGATTAAATCACCTTGAAGCAAACGAATTGAAGACTGAGTACTGATAAGTTCACCCTCAGCTGCTAATTTTCTACTTTCTGCAGTAGCTAGCTTTTCCCTATCTTGAGCATGAGCACTTTCACTGTGTGCTAGTTGAGTTTCAGCAGCAGTAAGTTTAGTTGCTATAATTGCAGCCGCAATCTGTTCAGCTCTAATTGCATTGGCCAGTGCCTCAGTATGATGGCCCATTAATGACTTAATTTCAAGGGCATGAGCTGACTGCATTCGTTCCAACGCTTCTTCATTTGACTTTGCTTGAGTTGTGTTTACTTCTTTAGCAGATCTCAGGTCCGATTGAAGTGTTCTAACGTTATCCTGCTCATCTGATACTGTTTGTTCAAGTCGCGACTTCTCATCCTTTAGAGCCTGTTCTCGAGATTGAAGAAGAACATGTTTTTCCTCAAGCGATTTCAGATCAGAGGCTGTCTGCTTACTCTGACTCTCTAGTATTTTGAACTTCGACTCGTGAGCAATCCTCATTTGTTCGTTTTTAGTATTAAGCTCATCCACAGCAATTTGATGTTCATTTTTCAGCTTTCTTATATTTGCTTCATGTTCTTGTTTCATGGTTGCAATAGTTTCATTTGCCTCGACAAGTTTTTTATTCACTGCCTCCAGCGCTTTCTTGTGTTTCTCAATGAGAGCGGTCGTTTCTCTCACAGCTTGATCTCCTTGTGATGTACGTGTACTCTTTTCAGACTTCAACCTTGACTCAAGATCAGCAATTTTGCCTTCCAGTTCAGTCTGTTTACGCTGCATTTCCAAGGCCTCCGTTTCCTTTTTCTTGATTTTCGATTCAGCTGAGCGCAGTGTAATCGTGACGGTGTTATACTTTTCTTCACTTTCTGTAAGAGCTTTTTTGGATGATGATGCGTCCGATTTTGCTTTTGTAGTCTGATCGGCATATGCTTTCTGTAAAGCATCCAAGGCTTTTTTGTTTTCAGCCAAATCTGACTTTGTTTTATCGAGAGTTCTGTTTGTATCGTTCAATTTATCATTGTTATCTTTGAGCAAATCAATGGCCTTGGCAATATCAGACCTTGGAGCATCACGTGATAGTTTAAGCGAAATGGCTGTATTGCCTTGAAACCGAGCGTCGTCACGTATAGTATCCTCCAATGTGGTAATTTTCGCTTGAAGTTCCACGGCTGCAGCTGATCCTTTTTTAGCCTTTTCTAGTTGAGATTTCAATTCATTCAATTCTGCTGTATGAGTTTCGCTTAGAGTTTTCATTTGATGTTCCAGTCCCTTCACTCTTGACTTTTGACTAGCAATCTCACGTGACATTTCTTCAGCTGCATCAGCATCATCAATTTCCTCAGTGTATGTTTCAAATCTTGGTTGATGATGGAATTTCCATGATTCTCTTTCATCATCCAGCTTGTCAAATTCCTCACGGAGAATGTTGTACCTGTGAGTCGCATACTCCTTTTCCTCTCCTTCTGCGTTTCGCATTTCTCTGTGTGCGTCCCCAAGTTTCCTCATTTTTTCTTCCATTAGATATTCTTGCGGGAATGGTACGGCTTCGACTGTTCTTGTTTTGGTGACGCTTTTCTTCTTGGTCTTATTGGTCTCTATCAGTTTTTTAAGTTGAGCTACTTCTTGTTCATGCTGTTCGCGTAAATTTTGAAGTGTTGTTTGATGACCTCTTGCTAACTGCTCAATATGTGAGCTTTTACGCGCGACATCGGACGTTAACTCATCTTTGATTTTTGACTCAGTTTCGAGTTTTTTTGATAGGACAGTATTGGCCGTTACATGCTCCTGCAAAACTGCTGCGTGTGCTTCCTGTTCACGACGAAGCGCTTCAGAAGCTTCACGTACTTCCCGCTGTCTATCTGTCGTCATCCTTTCGATACTGTCAGTCATCTCTCGAATTTTTTGTTCCAAGTCGGATCCTTTTCTTCGTAACTCTCGAATCTCTTCAGCTTGAGCTGTTGACATATCCTTCACTTCTTCAAGTTCAGTGAGTCTCATAAGAAGTTTCATCCTTTCCGATTGCATAGCAGCGAGATTGCTTGCAAATTCATCTGCTGACCTAGAACCCTTTTCCCTCTCCTGAACTAGTTCATCTTTTACTCTGTTGAGACTTTGCTGCATTGCCTTGTTATCATTCAGAAGACTTTGCAATTCCAATTCTTTGCTTGTCTTCTCGAGAGTTAAGGAATGAATATCTCGAATGAACTTTTGACGTTCTGTCTCGCTAAGATCACTGTTCTCCCGCAACGTTTGTTCGAGTGTTAATATTTTTTGATTCAGATGCATTATTTGCTGCTGAGCATCTGTTTGAGCATGAGCAGCTTCGGCGGCTTGAGTAGTGAGTGTAACTACTTTCCTTCGAAGGGTTGTGTTAGCTTCGCCATCATTATCATAAGACATTTGATCCATTATGATTATTTTTTCTTTTTCAAGAACATCAATCCTTTTTTTCATCCGATCTGAGTCCAGAGAAGTGGAAGTTCGAACATCGGCTAGTTCTTCTTCTACTTGTTTAAGCTTTAATCGTAGCTGTTGTTCTGATGTTTGCCTCGATGCCAACTCATCTTGTAGATCAGAAATTTTTTGACGAGTATCCTGCTCTCGTCGACGAGCATCGGAAGCTGTACTGAAACGAAGTTGATCCAACTCTTCCTTTGCCTGTTGTAGTTCCTGACTTAGTTGACGAGAATTTCTAGCGTGAAAACTTGCCTCTGATGTGGTTTGAATAACACTATCCTCAAGCTCAGAAATTCTCTGTTCGAGATTTACGATCCGTTGTCTAAGAGGTCTTGTATCGTCTTGGGTAGAACCAGATTCAAGTGTTTCCCTAAGAGCCTCCTGAGCCTGGAACAATTGCTTTCGAAGCGACTCGATTGTTTGTACATGTTGACTTTTTTCAAATGCTGATACATCTGCAGCGGTTTTCATTTCTCTGATTTTCTTTTGAGCTGCCTCATTTTCAGCATCACGAATACGCTGAGCATTAGCGTCTCCGCTATTCGGCATTGTCGGTATGGCAGTGTTTGTGTGAGAAGTAGAAGTATTTAATTTCCTTGGGTCAAAAGGGTCAAGTTCTGAGGGAGGAGCAAAAATCGAAGTAGGATCACCTTTAATACTAGATTGTTGAGGTCTGCTGGTTGAATCCGGGCGATATACAGGTGGCATAACATCTTTTGTGAATGGAACACTTCCCTGTGTAGGATTAATAGCTTTACCGTTAATGGGACTCAACTGTGTTGGCGCTCGTCTTTGACCAGTAAAAACAGGTGCAGCTGCCGCATCTCCCATACCAGGTATTGTATCTCCGTCGACACTCATAGCTTCTCCGTAGTCGTATGTGGGGTTGCCCACAGGCTGTAATGTAGGTCTAGTAACTGCAACACCAGGTGTTTTTCCTACCTGTGGACCGTCTTCGAAAGTCACTTGATTTCCGTATGTTACTGACGGTGTTGACGAACTCTCCGTTTGCATGTTATTTTGACCAGTAGTTTCGACATTTACGGTATCATCGTCATCATCTTCCTCCATAAGTTGAGGTTTGATTGATCTTGAATCATAAAACGGTACTCTCACTTCCGGCACCATATGGAAAGGTTGACGGTCAATAGTCTCTTTGTTATGATATCCCAACACCAATGGAACTGCAAATTGACCCACGGCCTCTTCATACGGCACAATTTGATCATCATCTCCAAAGTCATCATTGTTTTCAGTTTCGGATGTAACAGCCGCATGTTGCATTCCCATTCTCCAATACGGAATTGCTTGAGCCAGCATTCCCACATTATTATTGTGTTGACGTGTGCTGCTTCCTTGAGATGGTACTATTTGTGAATCAGCCTGACCTCCGCTATGATTAGAAAGCGGAAGCTGTCGCTGTGTTGAGACTAAACTAATCTCGTCTCGTTTTCGTTTTGTAATGGGTTGTTGAAAACCGTGAGATGGAAGACGTAAAATGTCAGGAGTCTCATAAGCCGTCTTACTGTGAGCAAATGCTGCCGGCACGTATGACCGAGAAACTACTTCAAAGCCTCCATTGTGTTGTTCGTACATTTTACTTGCGGCAAAGTGGGAATCGAAAGGCTCATCTTCACTAATAGAAGATAGATTGACACCTGGTCTTCGACTCAGATTACTACTTTGTCTTACAAACCTTTTACTCATCTCTCCTATTCTGAGTAAAAGAAAAAATGAGTATCTGATTTTTTAAAAAAGATTTTTTTTTTACTTCATTTTTTTTATTTGATACTTTCGATGGAAATACCCATTAACATCATCGCAATTAACAATCAACCCAATGTCAATCTAGAGGGTATTGCTCATTGTGTTTTCAATGATGTAATTCATTTCAAATTCAACGGAAGGTTAAGCATTCAAAACTTTCACAAACAACAAATAGAAGGCTATCATCTATTTGGTCCTGTTGTAACATACAATAAAGATCCTATTCCTCTGGAGATGGCGAGGAGTCTTGGTCTGAATCACAATCGTAAGGCAGTTGTTCTAGCTTTTCTTCTTTCTAAGGAATCGAATATTCCTTGTGTATGTTGTCGTGAATGTTCTAAACTTCCTATTTCAGCAGAGGAAGACTGGTTTGTATTTACCTGAAAGTATAATCTACCATTTTTTACCTTCAATCATAGTAGTAAAAAACCCCATGGCAAATGACATTCTTTCGCTTGTTAGCGATACGTTAAAATTCGTTCAAGTTCGTCTTCCATCTTTGGTATCTCATTCTGAGGATCAGTCCCTACTATTACTCTCCATTCAAGGAGCAATAGATCAATCTATTCATCAAATTCATCTGATTCAGAATTCTGGCTCGTCTTTACCTCTTCCTGTTTTTTCTATACAAGCATCGCCTTCCATAGATTCTCAGCCTGATCTTCCAAGCGACTGGTTGTACGATATTGAGGACCGTGTAGATGAACCATTACCGTCTGGTGTACATACTTTTCCTCCAAGTATTGACGATACTCTCAAGCAATTTGTTATTGTTGAGCCAACACAAACTCTTCTCATCAACCGACGATATATAGTGGACTCTGATCTCATTGACTATAAAATACTTCATCGTTTAATGACATGGTTTATCGGTCAATTCCGTAAATTTGATGGAAGTCTTTTTTCTATTTCTGGTCATGCTAAATTTTGTCCATCCCTTTTTATTCAAACATTGGTATATCTTCATAGACCCGGTAAGTTTCGGTCAGGACTATGGATGCCAGCTGTCAACCCTGTCTTTCGCTCTCCTGACGATCTCAACTATTTCATTCAAAAGTACAAACTGCTTATATCTCATTTCTACCACTATACTTGTACTGGACGTACTGACAACGGCGAGTATTTGTTGGAACGTCGGGTTACTGTAATAACAGACGATGAATTGACCTCACGATATGCTCGTCGTCTGTTGATAAAAAAGTGGGAGCATCTCATTGATTATAGTATATAAAGTTTTGATAAAATATATTTAGTCCATTTTTTCATTTTTTTAAAAAATAAAATCATGACCGGGGTTGCTCTTCCTATGCGTTTGGCCATTGCGCCAGTCATTGATGTGGCTGCCGATTGGCGTCCAACCCTTACGGTCAAGAAGGGTCCAGTCTCATCCAATATGAGCATTATGCAGGCGAGTAGCTTTACGGACTCTATGATTAACTTCCAGGGTTTCATCCCTCCCAATGATATGACATGTATTCGTCGCAATCTAACCATTCATTACAAACCTCTTGTTAAAGTGAGTGGTATCCCTGGTTGGTTATACAACGTTTTAACAGGATCTATACCAGCTCAAGGTCGAGGAGGTGTAGATATTTGTATTCCACTTCCAGCGAACTTGGTAGACGCAAAGGGTGTGTCTTTTCTAAGTCCTGGTCTTAACCAATGGCCTGGAGCTATTTCAGGTACAGCTCTGGCTTTCAGTCCAGGTCTTTGGATTCCAGGACTGGCTTTACGCTCTCTTCCTCTTCAGAGCATCTGTTCAAACATTGTCTTAAATATCAATGGTACCTCTATTACATATCCTGCTCAGGATGTTGCTCCGCTTTTGCCCTATCTAAACTGGATAGATCTTAGCCGTACTCATCTCAGTACCGTTCCGTTTTACCCAAGTGAAGGTCCATTCTTTTTGGAACCTGCTGGAACAGGACTCAACATTGGGTGGGATAACTTATTCCCCTGGCCAACTAACATCTTTTCCGGTGGTACAAATACCATGGTTATATGCGCTGCTACTTCAAATACATATGGATCTCAAGTGAATCCATTCGGTGAACATATGCTTTACTTTTCCCAAGTTCAACAGATGTATACATCTGGAGGTAGAAGTATTCCATGGAAAATTCGAGGAGTCGTTGCAAAATCAGTTACTTTTGATGGAGTATCTACAGCAAAGGCTCTTGCTTATGATGTTGTTCTTGAAGCAGATGTCTACGAAGACATTGCTGTCGGTCCATTTAAACTCGGAGACGCCTTTGAAGAGACTGGGATGATGAGGGTTAACAATCTTTCTCTTCAACTGAATTTCTCAAACCCATCCAATATGTTGGCTCTTGCATGTTCATTAACTCAAGCATGGCCATGTGCTCTCGAAGACGCGGGTGCCCAATGCCCACCTTGTCATTGGGCCTCCGGATGGGACGTACAGTGCAGTCTTGTCTCAGTGACAATGGGCGGAACAACATATAACGCCAGTGATACGCCAACTCTAAATCTTGAACTTAACACAGCTGATCCAGTTACTATGGCTAGGTTTCCAAATTTCATCATCCAACCAACCGAAATTTATCAATCATACATCACTACAAATATGCTTACCGTCCCTCAAAATCAAAGCGTAGCAGAGTTTGCAACCTCAGGACTGCAAAGGTACACTCAAACATTACCTGCTATCCGCTCTACTTTTATCCCAAACAAGCTGATTATCTACCTCTCTCGTGATAAGTCCGTACCTATTTCAAATAGCCTTCCTACTCCAGCTTTCACACCAAGTGTAGTAGGTTATCATTATGTTCAAGGAGTAACAGCTTTCAATCCTAACATTGTTGCGGCTAAAGTATCAAACCACTATCTTCGCATTCATTCTGTGAGCATCAATGCTTTTGATCGTGTCGCTCTTATGAGCACTCTTACAGAAAAAGATCTCCATGAACGGTCTGCGAGAAACGGATACAAAGGCTCTTTCAGACAGTGGACTCGAGAATGGGGCTCTATTCTTATTATCGACATGGCAGAAGACTTGTGTTTAGGAACGCAAATGGCGGCCGGTCAGAACACCAACGCTAACATTCAAGTTACTCTGACCTACAGTGACTCGTGTGCTGTTACAAATGCATTCAATCCAGAAACCGTCACTCCATATTATGGAACAACAGCACCCACTTCTCTTCCGGGCTATATGGCTTTGTCTTATAGCGCAACTCAAATTCTGGTTTTCAACGGATCATGTGTCATCGGAGCTGGTCAAATGACTGTAACACAAGAAGGTCCCACAGAGGCTCAGGTTCTACGTCTCCTACAGCAGGAGGAAAGTCGAATTCAATCGAAAGATATTCCGAAACAACTTACCGGAGGATCATTGATGGATCAGCGACTCATGTCTTCTGAGAACGGTACTATTGCTCCTGAAACATTTACTAATAAGCGTCAACGAACTTCTGGTAGTGGTAGTGGTAGTGGTCAACCGTAAGTATTTTTTCAGTAGTATTATAGAAAATGTATAGATTTTAGTTTTTATATTGAGAAAAAGATTCTATAGTTTATCATTTTTCATAAAAAATGTCAACCCCATCATCACCGCAAGCGGTTTCAAAACAAGAGGCTTTTGAATGGTTTACTCCTCAAGTGGATGATAGTGCTCCATCTAGTTGGAGTGAGTTTGTTGCTCTTCATATGCGACATCGAACACCCGGTATTTCTCCAAAGGAACAACTCAAAGCCATTGCTGCTCGATGGCGTCAACGAGACGCTTCAAAGAAGACCAAGGGTCAACAAAAAGTTAACCGAATCCTTCCAGCCTCCTCACGAGATATGTTCAGTACTCCTACAAAAGCTCTACCAGAGGTCAAGAAACGTAAGAAAACAGTTGTGATTGTCACTCCAGACGAGGATAGTGACACAGATCTCGAAAGCGAACCAGTTGTAAAGAAGACGAAGAGTTCTCAACAATTGAAGGATTTTTCTAACTCAATGCTCTCACGAAAACGAACAGATGGCTCTAGCGTTACTAAATTTACAGTTCCCGTAAATAAGAAAACCCAGCGACTTTTATCGAAGTGTCTAAAAGAAGCTTGCGATGATATTAGTCGTGGAACCCTAACCCCACGCGATGCGTTGCTTCGAGGAGCTACTATTCCATTTGATTTCCTAAGTCGATAAGATTTTTAGAAACCCGAAATTTCTTTCATTTTTCTTTTGTTAAGATGCCTGTATCAGCCGGTCGTATTCATAAACATCGAGGAGGACGCTTCCGTGACAAGCATGGTCGTTTCAAGAAAGGTCATAGTTTCCGAAAGCACCACCATTAATTTTCCATTAATTTAAAGCATGAGGTAAAAAAAGTAAAAAAAACTTTATTGCAACTTTGAAACAGACTTAATAGCAGGTGACAATACATAGTTGTAAATAGGATGTAATACATTTTGATTAAGCCATGATGGAAGAACTGAACCGTCTGACATTTTGTAATCACTAAAGAGTCCTTGACCGGTTTCATGTTGCGTAATCTTTGAGCGCGCTTTAAAGGTCGAAGAATCAGGAGAGTCAGCAATAAATCGAAGATTGTCATCTGTTACTAGTGGATGTCTTTGATGTGACTCTGGATGACTAAGGACATGTTGAATCGATTTCTTCAAAAACAAAACACTCCGTTCTGGTAGTCGTGTGATAGCTTGAAGTTTATGAGAAGAGTCGCCCGAACTAAGAGCTGTTAGAGGATACGCTTCCTGTACACTTGCCTTTATTGGACTGTTTTCATCATTGGGTTGAGAGACTCCTTTTTTTAGATCTGTGAAGTGAATGGCTGACGCAATTCCAGATCTTGCTAATTTCTTCAGTCCCTTCCCTCTCAGAACTACATCAGCATGAGAAGCCGCTGTCTGTAATCCATTGAAAAAAGTACTCATTCCTCCATGCATTCCATTTATAAGAGTTTCAGTATTTTGAAGAACGAAGTCCTTAGCAGCCGCAGTATAGTTAATATAACCACGCTGGGCACAACCCGTCAACACTCCGTTTACAAATGCCTGACAGTTGTTCGTAAATCCGTTGTACGAAAAAAATGCAGATTTACCCATCGTGTGCAACCCAGCATCCAAAAGCTGCTGAAGGTTGAACTCTGTCGAAATCGGTAAGGACATTATTTGCCCTCCTCTGTCAGCGTATTTTCCAACATCAGGCTCAAGTGTAACAAAGGGACCTTTTTCATATATAAAAACTTGACCGTCTTCCAAAGTAACCTTTAGATACAGATGATAAACATCATCGTATGGCAGTTCTCCTTTGAGTTTTCCCCACTGTCCTAATGACATCATATTCATAGCCTTGTTTACCATTCCATCAATAGGTGATCTTCCTGCACTCAAGTCAGTAACCTTGTTGGTACCGTTATTTTCGATAATTGATTTTATGGATGCAGGGAAATCATCTCGAACAAGAGCTTTCCCGTTTAGTCCACTATCTATAGCATTGATCGAATCCTTTAGACGAGATGATCCTTTGTTTACTTGATCCACTAGTTTTTGTGTTCCTTGAAGCCAGTGTCTACCCCTCAGAACCCAATCTCCAAAAGATCCTCCAGTCAGCGCATTACCCTCTCGAAAATGTCTCATTCCTTCCTGAGGTGTTTTAGCGTTCCTAATACGTTCTTGTATACCATAGTATTTCAACGGAGTCGCTCCTGACTCATGCAGGTCAATTGCAGCCTGCATTAATCGGTAGTGTGGATGCTGACTTATTCCCGAATTGAGCAGCGAATGTGTTGACATTTTCGGTATTATTTCCTGGAAGTGGAGTATACGTATTTAGTTCTCCTCCAAAACACTTTGATCTTCGAATGTGTTTTAGACAAGTTGCAATGACTATCGTCCCACAGGCAGCAGAAAGTAGCACTAGCGATACAAAAGATATCTCCGGTTGTTGATCAACCATGTAATATCTTCGAAAAATGATCATTTCCAAAAAAAAAAAAATTATTTACTACTTTTGTCTTATTTTTAGAAAAACAGTTATACACTCTTCATAATTTGACCCACATCATGTTGATCTTCATCTAGGGCTAGTAATGTTAATAATGTAACCAAACTATCAGGATCCATCTTTTGTCCACTCATAAGTGTGTGATACATCTGATCAGGCATGTAACTAAATCGAATTCTACAAATGACGTGCCTTCCGCATGTGTTTACATTAGATCCTTGTTTCTGATATGGATACGTATTCCATACAACTTTCAATCCAGATTGCTGGGCACGGGAGTATAATCGATTTAAAAGTTGATCCTTTACAAGCGGATTGGTGGAATATTTTAATTCTGCATCTGGACTAAAGCCATAACTGTCGAAATGGTGTAGCGTATTTGACTTTTGATCATACCAAATCGCCAACCAGTGACCAGGAGTAGATGATCCAGGTGATACAGGAAAGAAAAGGGCTACTTTATCGTGTGGTTGAAGAAATTGACGAATATCTGATACTCCTTGAAGCTGATCATAGGTTTTTACTGACGCTATCCCATGTATCAAAGAACCAATTTCTTGACCTGTAAGATCCTCTCGAATAATTGTTTGAATAACCTTGTCCATTTTTAATATTTATCAGAAAAATAATCATTTCAAAACCTTTATGGTTTTTCTTGTGAGCATAATTCTAGGATGAGTACGCTTCAACAAAACTGATCTACATTTCTGACTAACTATTAGGGAGATTTCATCCTTTGGCATGGAGTATTTCGTTGCAAGTAACTTTATAATATTAGAGGTATCCGCTCTGGGAAATACTACAAGTTCCTCACTTTCTTTCCATGTCGGTCTTGTAGATATTCCTCCAAACATTTCATGTAATATGCTGACACAAGAAATATCTTTCTTCCGCCCTGTCTTTAGACACTGATCTCTGAAATCCAAAACAACTTCTCGAAGTGGACCAGTTAATGCGTCTACATCATCAAAAACACAAAGACTGTGTTTGAACATATCCTGATCTAGTCCTCCCTGATCCAATAACTTCTTGTCCAGCTTGATGTAAAAAAGACCATCAATGTTATCGTAAGCAGGGTCATGATCAAAAAAGCTGAAGATGTTAATTCGATGATTTACATCTTTAACTGACATATCCGCTCTATGACTATCTTCTTCCTCATCACTGTCAGTAGTAGTCTTCTTCTTTTTTCGTTCAAGTCTTTCATTCCAAGGATACTCCATTCGGTAAGTTTCACATCGCTTAGCAACCCATACACTTTTCCCTACCCCTGTAGGTCCTGGAACAGCGACACGAAATGTAGGTATTGCTGAAGCAGTGATAAATATCTGCGGAGATTCAGAACTCAGAGTAATTTCTTGGGATTGACTTTCAGGTTTTGATGAAATTTCATTGACCTTCGTTGGCAATGAGGATATTCCTCCTAACTTTTCCAAACCCCACTTCATCTTTTGCAATTCACTTGGCGGTTCTGCAAGACGAAGTAAATTCCAGTTCTTCTTTTCCCATATGCGAAAGAAGAGTTCCTTGTTAAAACTTGAAAGATTCATAACATGCCACAAGTCGTCTGGAATTTGTGTATCTTCTGTATCCTCCGAGGCACTCTTTCTGACTTTTTCAGTATCATCGTCCTCTACATCGTCGTCATCAGCCTCATATGCAGGGTCGTGTACAAAGTAAGTCTTCAAAACTTTATTGGGTTCGTCACGAGAAACAAGAAATGCAATACGATCGCCATCCCTGGCCCCAGCCATCACATATCCAGGATATGATTTCAACATTATTTTCTTGTAAAATAACAGAAAATATTTACACTTTAGACAAGGAATTCAATAATGTTTGCAGGTCTTGTTGAATCTTTTCCATTTGATCGGGCGACATTGCGTCCCACTCTGCGCGAATTCCAGCATAAGCAGGATCGTCTTTTTTGATAAATGTACTTCCAGTACGCAAGTACACTAGAGCATTCCATCCATAGACCGTCGGGTTGAATTCGCGAGTGTATTTAAACTGAGCAGGGATAAGCTTCCTGCGGTATACCTCTTCAACACGCGCATGTTCCGGTGTGCCCTTCCTAGCCACCAAAAGTTTACAAGCTTTGAGTGCCTCAGCCCAAACTTGTGCCTTAACCGCATCCATCAATCTTGGTAAAATGTTCGGTAAAATTTCTAAAATTTTTATAAATTCTTCCTATGAAAGTACAGGAAAGATCCTATTCTTCATGTTCAGGCTTAAATCGAACTACTTTTACAATCTTCCCGAAAATACCTTCATTTTACAGGAAATGCAATTTCTAAATCTCATCGATGATGATGAAAAGTGGACCCTTACAGAGTCAGAATTACAGATCATGCCTAATGACAAAGCAGAAATGTGGAGAGAGTATGACAAAAAATTTCGCGATCGCTGCACATTGATCATGCAATTTTACTTTGATATAAACAGTATATCTATTGCAAAAATGCCAATGTCGCAATCTCAACTAGATCTTTACAATGTTTTATCATCTACTCTTACATCTGACTTTCTAAAAATTCTTCTTCTTACTTCGGAATTCTTTCCTGATCGAAACTATATTACCTTTCAACACCGTAAAGTTCGAAACCACGCAATGAATGTTCTTGACTCGACTCTTGATCTTATCCGTCAAAGTATGGAAGTTCCGTAATAAGAATTTTTTACTGTTATATCACAAAGTATTATCTTTATAATATGGAGAAAATAAAAAAATTTACTGAGTACATTCAACAATCACATCGTCACCATCAGGATCTTGAGCATGAGAAGTGCTGTTGGTCTCATTGACAACTAGAGCTGCCACAGCATCATCAGCAGCTCGCTCCTCCTCCTCAGCAGCAGCAGCAGCAGCAGCCTCCTCAGCCTTGCGTCGTTGTAAGATCCGGTTGCCAGCCACAGTCCACGACTCCTCCTCATCAGTCCCATCATCCTCAAAGCGCTCCACTAGTCTGCACTTGACAGGCTTGCGAGGGGTTGGAGCCACCAAGTTACGATGATGGACACGCACAAGACTGCCCTCGGGATCATCGGCAAGTGAAACAAAAGAGGATTGATCATTGTTGAGGACAGCCATAAAGAGAGGTAGCCCAACAGTGTGGCGCACAATATTACGACGCTCGCGAAACCACAACTTGTCACATCCACACAGGACAGCACAAGGGAAGCAAATAAACTGCATAAGATGACAGGCTTGCTCAGCAGAAAAGACACGATCAGAATAAGTAGCGCAGTAAAAGGTTGAGGGCTGATCATCAGTAAAGAAACCGTCATACAAATCACGCACTCCAAGATGAGTAGCACAGCTGCCACACAAGTGTGGAATGATACAAAAGATCCCATGAGAGAAGCGAACAGTGAGAAAAGAGGCAGAAGATGATGTAGCAGATGCTGATGCCATGATTTACTGCAATATCTCAACAGCCAAGTTAAGTGAGTACAACACACAGTATAGTATATAATCCAACACAGAAACATCAATGTTCATAAAATCCCATTCACGTCCCAAAACATTCAGACGTTCACGCATAAGAGCAGGTATGAGGATATTATTCATAAAATCATTCTCTCCAACATTAAATACAACACGCAACATATTAACCCTCTCTCTCACTACATCATACACAGCCATACTCTCGCGAACATAGCGATACCAAAGCTCCCCATCTCCCTCCATACCTCGGAAAATGACAAAAAAGTAAACTTATGTTCAAAAGTACTTCAATATCATCGACAGTCGACAGTCGACAATCGACAATCGACAGTCGACCCCATTATTAAGTCAAATATAATACGTGCAAAAATCGAAAATGCAAAAAGTGTACAAAGACCGCCTCAAACATACCAGAAATCGATGAAAAGCAGATGGGATGATGTAGAAAGTCACAAGGAAGAAGCTAAAACAAACCAGAAAAAAAGTTGAGCACTTTGGGGTAAGATATTAAAAAATGTGTGTTGTGTTTGGTCGATATGAAAAAAAGAAAAAAGTCATACTCTCTCAAATCTTACCGAAAATGAAAATTTCTTCGACAGGGAAGAGCAGAACAACACTGATGGCAATCTTAAACAAATAGCAAAGAAAAAAGGGTAAGTATGAAGAAAGATACATGAAAAAACATATGTGTGTTTCCACCCTAAAAGTAAACAAACATGCAGAAAAAAGTCATACTCTCTCAATTCTTACCGAAAATGAAAATTTCTTTGACAGAGATGTACAGAAAAACAAGGGTGTTTTTCTAAAACAAACAGCAAGAAAAAAGGTTAAGTTTGAAGAGAGATAGAAAAGAAAGAGACACACACCTGTTTCTTTGGTCGAAGCACGTTTTTCGAAAAGTACCTTAGTAGGTAGACTACCTTTGAAGGTAGTTATATTAACCTAGTCATAATTAAGTCATTAGTCATCAAGTCTCGTTTTGAAATAATCATGCAATGCTATCATGATTGCGATCGAAATCGATGATTTCAGACGCAAAAAGCGCGGGAAAATGATTGAATCATCCTCCATAACCTAATGAGGTGGTTTCTTATATGTAGTGTG